CTGCTTTATCCTATGATATAATACCTTCGGAGGTGATCGTATGACTTACGACATATTAACTGAGGACCAGGATGGCCTGGACTGCTGGGGAACATTTTATTATCCTGGCACGAACCCGGAGAAAATATTATCTCTTCTGGAATATCTCAAGGGATCGCGTGCATGGTCCGAGTATATCCTGTTCGAGCGCGAGAGCAAGCGCAGCTATTTATTATGTCAGATATACCGCAGTTTGAAACGTAAGCTGAGAGAGGAGGGTGAGTGATGAATTGTTACTATTATCGTGTATTATTCCATGACGTTGTAATAGCAGATCACATGACTTTGGAAACAGCTCTTATATTGCTCAAAGCGTTGTTTGAAAAGTTTTGGAACGAATCTTGTCAGTACACAATAGAGAAAGAATCAGAGGAGGGTGAGTGATGACAGTTGAAGAAGTGTACAACTGGCGAGATGACATTATGGAAATCGCTCACCGAGTCGTCTACGAAATGGATGAGGCGAGGCTTAATAACATAGCGGAGCATTTCGATGTAGACTTGTCGGAGATTCGGGAGTTTCTTGAAATGAAACGCAATAAAATGCAAAAGCCACAAACCAATGCCGACAAAATCCGTGCGATGACGGACGAGGAACTGGCAAACATCTTGACAACGATCAATTTCAACAAATTACACCCGAAAGACAAATGGCTCGAATGGCTGAGAGAGGAGGCTGAACAATGACAGATCGACAGATAGAAGAAATCATGGAGTGGGTATGCGAGCTATGCCCTATCCTTATGGCTGAACAGTGGGGGTGAGACATATGACACAGAAGAGAGCATTCAAAGCCCGTCGCACAATAGTAGACTGCGCGCGAGTCTTCCCGCGCTACGTCACAGAACGTGAAGCATGGGAGAATCTCGCAAACGCAGTCATAGTTCAAGCCGTTGTTGACTATCAATGTTTACTCATGAGCCGCCCACCGCTTTACACAAGCGGCAGAATGGGCGCTGACAAGCTGTCCGAGACCGACTGTGAAATCTTTTTCCGCTCGCAGTATTACGCCGCATTGACCGACGTACCCGGAGAATACATTATAGAAGTATGTAAAAGGAGAGCTTTAAAATGATAGTAATAAAAGGCATGAAGATGCCGAGTGGCGCAGATGAACTTCGATTGATTATCCGCTCAAATGGTCAGGTCGTAATTTCAAAGAAAACCTATTATGTAGAAGCGGAAGCCATCGAACTTCCACCGCATGGTCGGTTGATAGATGCGGATGCGCTTGAAGATTTTATAAGAAAAGACTGGGACAAGAACGACCATTGGATTGCGGATGTGGTTTATAGCAGACCAACCGTCATCGAAGCGGATTCAGAGGAGATTAAAACATGAACCTATACAATAAGCAAGGATATGTCGATATGACAATCCCTATACACTCACCCGCCGCCGTTTCTATCTGTATAGGCGGTCGAGGTATTGGCAAAACGTATGGGGCGCTTTTAGAACTGCACGATGCAAAGATACCATTCTTCTACATGCGTCGAACACAGACACAGATTGACGAGGTAACAATTCCGGTACTATCGCCCTATAACCAGATCATGAAAGACACCGGCGCTTTAATCACCACGCAGAAGATCGGCAAACACGCTGTCGGATTCTATGACGCAGAGCGAGACGACAAAGAAGTTATGCACCCTATAGGCGATCCGTTCGCCGTCGGAATAGCTCTTTCTACGTTCGCCAATATTCGCGGCATGAGCGCCGAGCGCGACCTGATACTATTTGACGAGATTATACCAGAGCGCCACGAGCGCCCTATAAAAGAGGAAGAAAGCGCCTTTTCAAACGTTCTGGAAAGCATCAACCGCAATAGGGAACTGAACGGCAAGCGCCCCTTGAAGACTGTATTGCTGTCCAACTCAAACACGATGAACAGTCAGATACTTTCCGCTCTTGGCTGTGTGAAAGCGGTTGACAAGATGTCACGAACAGGACGCGAGTATATGACGCTATATGATGGCGCCTTGGAAATTTTCATGTACCGTGACAGCCCTATTTCAGAACGCAAGAAATCGACGGCATATTACAAAATACTCCAGAACGAAGATTTCAAGAACATGTCGCTTGACAACGATTTCGCGGCGTCGGATTATGAATACGTCAAATCAGAACCTCTGACGGAATACAATCCTCTTGTATCAATCTGCGACTGCACCGTATACACGCACAAAAGCAAAGACCACTTTTACGTTGTTCCAGGTGTTAAATCATCTGCGCGTTATGACAGCACCGAGTTAGAACAAAACGCTTTCAAGCGCCGGTACGGATATTTAAGCCGCGCCATGATAACCCGCCGTATCAGTTACGCAGATGTTGACACTAAAATAAAGTTTGAAAGGATTTGGTTATAATGGCATACATAACAAACAGGCAGATTCAAGGAATGAGCTATACACAGATAGGCAAAGCTCTTGTTACCGGAGAACTGACTGAAGCTCGATTAAAGAGTTACTACAGCAGCGCGAGATCAACAGCGATGTCCAGGGCGTCAAGAGTCGGTCAAACAACAGAGTTTGGCGATATTGAAAAACCCTATTTTTCCAAGGTCAGGAACTTGCCAACTACAAACGCACTCGTTCGGGAGATTGCTGACGTTAATCGTTATTTGAACAGCAAGCGCAGCACCATAGCAGGGTTAAAGCAGCAGCGTTCAGAGCGTCTGGAAAGTCTTGAAAGACATGGTTTTGATTTTGTCGACGAGTCCAATTATGGCGATTTTGTCAACTTCATGAAGTGGTTCAAGTCGTCTGAATTTGCAAAATATTACGATTCGAACGACGATGAAGTCTCGGAAGTTTTCGAGCAGGCAGAGAACGCGACGCCGGAAGAGTGGGCGAGATTGTTTAAAGAATACACGAGCGGAGGATCATTCGATGGAGGTCAAGAGATTTGAAGAGATTAGATCATTCACAGAACTCCCTCCGTTCAAGTTCAAGCCTCCGAAGTCATGGAGAGCTTTTCGCGAGCACTCCGTAACATATTGCGACAAAATTTGCGCTTTCGATATAGAGACCACCACGCTTGAGGTCGAGCCTGGAAATAAACAGGCGGTTCTGTACGTCTGGCAATTTGCAATCGGGAAAGACTATGTCATTATTGGCCGGACCTGGGGTCAATTTCTTCAACTTGTAAAATGGCTGCGGATGCTGTCCGGCGGTAATCAGATTGTCTGTTATATCCACAATGCAAGCTATGAATTTCAATTTCTTTCCGGTATTTGGCAATTTGAGAATGATGATGTCTTTTGCATAGAGCCGCGCAAGGTCCTAAAATTTACCCTGGATTGTTTAGAGTTCCGATGCAGTTACCGTCTCACAAATCTTTCACTTAAGGACCTGACTGCCAGGTACGGAGTCGAGCATGGCAAAATAGACGGTAGCCTCTTCGATTATGACAAGGTCCGTTATTCTTGGACGGAGCTGACGGAACTTGAAATGCAGTACATAGTGAATGATGTTGTTGGCCTCTTGGAGTGCATCGACATTATCATGCAGCTTTACAATGACGATGTATATAGCATCCCGCTCACAAGTACCGGATTTGTCCGGAGAATTTGCCGAGATCGCATGCGGCCGGACCGAAAACAGATCATAAAATGCTATCCTGACTTTGAAGTTTTTAAGATGCTGCGAGCCGAATTCCGAGGCGGTAACACCCACGCCAACAGATACTTTGCCGGCGAAGTAATCGAGGGAGATATCTATAACTATGATATATCCAGCTCTTATCCATCTGCACAATGCAACAGAGAATACCCGGTCACACCATTTCAGGAAATCAAGAATCTAAGCACAAGAAAGATCGACAAGTTGATAAGCTGCCATTACGCAGTTCTGTTTGAAGTGATCCTTTACGACATTTGCCTACGTGATACTCAATACCCGATTCCTTACATACCGATTGCCAAGTGTTCTGAGTGCGTCGGATATTGGAACGACAACGGCCGAGTGATCCGGGCAGATCGGCTGCGGCTTGTGGTGAATGATATTGACTGGCAGATCATCGTAAAACAGTACACATTCCGCGCCGAGCCGGTCCGGGGTTATTATTCTTCATATGGTCCTCTCCCCCAGGAACTAATAGATTGCAACGTGGAGTTCTTCAAACAGAAGACAGAGCTAAAAGGTGTTGACGGTCAGGAGCTATATTATGCAAAGGCGAAAGAGTTGCTTAACAGCATCTACGGCATGACTGTCCAGAATCCGGCAAAGGGTCTGATCCTCTTCGACAACTGCGAGTACAATCTTGACACGAGCATGACCGAGGCCGAGCTGCTTATGAAAGCTAAGAAGAGAGCGTTCCTGTGTTACCAGTTCGGTTGCTGGACAACGGCCCATGCCCGCGCCGCTCTGGAGGCCGGAATAGAGATATGCGGAGTTGACAGGCTGCTGTACTGCGATACGGATTCATGTAAATGTATCGGCCCGTCAGATTTCACAGCTTACAATGAAGAACAGAAAGCTCTATCACTGAAAAGCGGTCTCCATGCCACAGATCGAAAGGGCGTTGAGCATTACGGAGGCGTGTATGAATTTGAGGGAATATCATCTGCTTTCATTACCCAGGGCGCGAAGAAGTACGCTTACACCGACTGCAAGGGTCTGCACTTGACTGTGTCCGGAGTCGGTAAGAAAAAGGGCGCTGCATACCTGGCAGATCATGGCGGCCTGGATGCTTTCAAACCTGGTTTTGTCTTTCCGGCCTGCGGTAAAACCCGGAGTATTTACAATGACACCGGTTACGGAAAATATACAATAGACGGTCATGAACTGGATATAACCCGAAACGTTGTAATTGAAGAACAAGAATATACTCTGTCTCGAACACTTGAATATGATAATATCATAAGAGAAGCAAAAGCATTTTTACTTAAATCAATGGAGATTTACAAAAATAATAAAATTTGATTAATCTTAAGAATTTGTAACCGTTTTGTAGTTGTTTTCTAAAAAGAATGTAGTATAATACAATCAGAAAACGAAAAGGAGAGAAACAATGATTAAAAAGTTCAATCTTAAAGACGCAAACAGAATCACACTTGAAGTCAACGCAGAGGAACACACAATTTTGCTTGAAGCGCTTATAGCATTGTACACAAGCGAAGAACAAGCGGTAGATTGTTGGAGAGCAAATCAGGAAGACATCAAAAAGAAATGGTTCAGTTATCATTCTGACAAGCTCCGCAAGGTTAAGAGACTGATAGAAGACATCTAATCAAATATGGTTGCCCTAACGACCATTAACCGGGGAGAAAGGAGCCAAACATGGCATTTACATTTATTTCCACCAACATCGACCCGCAGGACAAGAAACAGGTTTACCGCATGACAAAAGGCGACAGCCTGAAGATCGAGGGCCTGGAGAAAGGAGTCAGCATCCCCGTCGAGAAATATGCACTTTACGTCGAGGATAAAGAACGCAGCAAACAGGATGGCAGTAAAGAGATGTACCAGCAGAACGTCCTCACGTTCACCAGTGGACAGCAGAAGTTCGGCACGATCTCCGCGACGTTCATTCGCTCGTTCATGGAGATCGTCGAGATCATGGACGGCGAGCCGTTCGCAATCATCGTAACCGGAGGCCAGAGCCGCAACGGTCGAAACTATGTCAACTGTGAGCTGGACTGCGATTTTTAATACGCCGGCTTTACAGGCTGGCGCTGATTAAATAAAAGAGGACCTGGAGATAATCCAGGCCCTCTTTTTATTCTAATAATCAAGGAGTGATATTATAATTATAGTCCTCATCAAAGTGAGTAAAAGTTGAAGGATTCAACGGGTCTGATCCATGAGTCTCGCCTCGGATATTATTACCGAACCCCATATTAAAACACTCAGTGACAACTGCGTTCTGTCTGAAATCGAGCCCACCTGTTGCTACATAAGTTTCATTGGCGTCGCTGTACATGCTGACATCAACGATATTATACGAAATATTCAAGTTATCACAATCTTCATTTCCGGAAACAATGCAGCGGCCTCCGTGACCCGTCGGATATGTTGCTCCAGTTCCCTTAAATGTATTGCGGATAATATGGGCGTCTTTCGCCGGGGCATAGATGTAAATAGTATTATAGCTCACAGCGTCAGAGGATCGCACAAATGTGTTACCCTCGATAACAAGAGTTTTCAATACAGCGCGGCTACCGGAGGCGTCCTGCGTCTGGTTGATAAATACAGGAATTCTGCTTGACGCTGCGGCAGCTCCATATGGATTAAGAGTACAATTAAAATTGTTGTCGGAAATTTCAAGTACATCAAAATCATAAAGAGTTGCATCGTCTACGTGATACGGAACGCCGGTAGTGGGCGTTGAATTGCAGCACAGCGTGTTGAGGATTCGTTCAGCGTCAATATTATTTCCTTTGATATACAGTTCTTTTGCCATAGCCCGAAACGCTGTATTTGAATTCCCGTTCCAAATGTTGTTACACACGTTAGCAACTTCGATTTTATTCCAATAACCCTCGCTCAAGTCGAAATAGCTGCCGCAAACGCAATCAGTAAATACATTATCCGACATATTAACATACGGGCACATAAAGTTGAATAGACTGCCGCCCGTTGTGCCTCCGGTATAAATGTTATTGTAGTTACGCCCGACGTTGTTGGTAAATATCATAGTTCCGCCCAGTACATTATATACGCTTCCGGTATCACCGGAATTGCGATCAAAAAAGCGGCATGAATCTGTCACCAAAAACCCTTTACTGTAACGAGCGCGATCTTGAGCGATCCACATTAACTCCTGTCCGCCAAAATCATTAAATTCGCAATTATGAATCGAAACAAATTCGCAATTGTGTGCACGCAGGAACATGCCGTGACGGTCCTCAAAGTCAATGCCGGAAATTGACTGACGATATGTTTCAAAAAAGTTTTTAACGTGGCAATCCTCAAGCATAAAACATTCGGAGTTATACACCTGAATAGCAGCCTCTGTTATATACTGTGTTCCACTCTGAGAGACAACCGAGTTATCATGATTGAAGACAAAACCCTGCATTACCGCATAATCATAAAACTTAAAAAGGCAATAGCTTTGATTTGTATTCGGATGTTTATGAATCGGAATAAGCTCTGCATGATTGCCGAGCATGTAAACAGGTTTATTGACTTCGATTTCCTTGAATCTATATGTACCCTCAGGAAAGAACAGGACGTCGCCCATCGTCAGAGCCTGTTCAATGGCTGCGCTGTCATCTGTCACACCATCACCAGTCGCGCCGGCCGCCTTTACGTCAATGACAACTGAGACGATGGAGGAGATAATTTCAGGCAGATTCTCCCGGATATACTCATACACGTTGTCGATTTTCTCTTCCAGAGCGGGGATCGCCTCCACCTGGATTTCTTTCAGAAGCCTCATAATCCAGTCAAGATTCAGTTCATTAAAATTGGTCCAGGGATAATTGTGCCACTGATACATAATGAATTCCTCCTTTAATATAGCTCAATGCAGAATTTGTTGGTAAACGACCGAATGATATAATTATATGTGTTAAACTCCGCGACCCGGCGTTCCTGCTCAATCATTTGCTGCGACGTGGTTACGCCGATATTTCCGAACGACCTGCTTTTGGTGATTTCTTTACCGGTGCTGTCGCTTCCGTCTGTTGTGCGTAGTTCGCCGCTGTCAAACGACGTTTCGCTGTTCGTCGAGTTTCCGGTGATGTCTCTTGTGATTTCGTCCGTTCTGTCATAGTTCATGATCGGGTCGTATTTCAAAAGCTCTGTCTTGTAAAGCTTTTCCCAGATCGGAAGTTCTTTCTCGCTCCACCAACCAAGAATAGATTTGAAATAATCGCCGTCAGCATATAAAACGCCGAATTCGCCAGAGTCCATAATCAGGTTTTGCACGAGCGTGTCTTTGTCGAGGCCGTCAGGCAAGACGAGCTTGTCAAAGAGGTCAGGAACATAGTTATACATTGTATGAAGTGTCAGCTTCATTTTTACCACTCCTTTCCAATGTATACCGGCGTTCTGCTCTTACATCCAGACCAAAGACAGAATTGCAGTGTTCCACACTTTCTGTAATCGTCTGCTCCATTAGATCAATCAAGGTTTCCGTTTCCACGTTGTTCGCGTTGACTTCATCCGTAACCAGTCTTTCACGCTTTGTTGTGTTTGCGGACGGAATTCCGATGAAGCTGTCGAAGTCGTTCAAAACGGCGCGCATGTTGTCTATCAGATCAGACGCAATATAATTCTGTTTGAGATTCTGTGTGAAGAGTTCCCAAAGCGGATTCCCGTCTGCGTCCTTAAGTTTTGTGCCGGTAACGACTGCCGGTTCTCCGCGCTGGATGCGATCAAACGCTTTCTTGAACGTCTCTGCAGCGGCTTTGTTGTCTGACATGAACACATAGGAAAGCTTGCTGTTTATCAGGTTCATATAAAGCGCCTCATGGATATACGCGAGGCGTTCCGCATACATGCCGCAGATGTCCATTACCCCGGAGTAGTCCGGTTGAAGCTTGATTAAAGCGGCGTCGGGTTTGTCTCCCCTGAGATCATATTCGCGGCGTTCTTTCGCGTCAAAGACTGGATTCTGCACCAGAACGCGACGAGGCCGAAAATACACATCATACCCGGACAGCGTTCCATACTGTGGAATAACGCCAAATTCCTGAGTATTAATGACAGCCACAAACCCAAAGCAATACAGAACGTACAAGAAGTAGTCTTTATCCCATGTGTCAGGAAGTTCCCACTTAAAAAGAGACATAGCGCGTTTTAACAGATACCGAAAATAATACTGATAACAGTTATTATCTTTCGGATGTACTGCGGTCGGCGCAACGCTTGTCTGCCATGCGTTCGCAAAGTCGTACCATATCGGCGGATTCATTTTGTATACACCCCTTCAACACGTTTCCTCTGCATGAGTTTGATTTTCACGAGCAGAGAAAACAATTCTTTTTTCCTGAGATACTGATACCAGTATTCCGCGTTTACAATCCTCTGATTATTCCATGTTCCACGCTCGTAGCAATACTCAAACGCGCGTGTCAAGTCTGCTATGCTCATGTCGTTGATAGTCATCTGTGAGAAATCATAGAACGAAAAGTTATAAGGACTTGTCGCGATCCACTGGATACCGTTGTTCAGCTCGTATTGAATTCGCTCAAGCTGCAAATCATAGTCCATACGCCAGTTGCCGCCAGCCCAGGTCGAGAACTTGGTGTACGGTGTCCATTGTACCAGACCGAAACCGCCCGTTGTCTCAATCGGAATTCCGGTTTCCCACTGTGCCGGATTCAGCCATGACTCATACTCCATATTGCCGAGCATAGCAGCCAGCGGCGCGATATTCCAACCACACTGCTTGAAGTATGCATAAATAATGTCGACGTTCTGCTTCCGCATGTCTTTCGTCCATCCGGCAGCAGTGTTTCCGTTGCTCCAGTATGCTAACCAGCTACTCATAGAAAAACCCTCCGAGAAGATAAGAAATGATTGCCTCGCGTTCGTCTGCTGTGCAGCCGATCTCAATATCTCCATCCGCACATAGGATATACCCGGACAGAGTATTAAGTTGTACGCGGGAGCAGAGCGGGCGACCTTTGCTCGAGTTGTCGTCATCCGCGATGGAGAGGAACTTGCCGACCAGCGTGACGGGAACCACTCCGTATATATTGCTGCCGAGCTGGCCCGAATAGTCAACTGTGGCAAGCGAGGCCACGGCAGCGGACATAATATTATTGACAGCGCCTTTGATATCCGTCCGCTCTATCGGAGTGCCGTTTCTGCTCGTTCCGCTGTGAGGAGCCGGCCCGCCGCGATTGAACAATTTGTAAGCCAGATTCTTAGCGCCGCCGAGGAAGTCTTTTGCGTGCCCGACTGCTCCGGCAGCCGCCGTCATTCCTGCCGTTGCCGCCATTGAAGTTAACCCGCCGATCTGGACGGAGATTTGCCCTGTCGGAACAGGAACGCCGAAACGCCCGGTTACTACTTTAATCGGATCCCCGCCGCAGGTGATATATAACACAGCTTCCCCGGTGCAGCAGTCCATTACATATCGCAGATTGAGAGTGTTTTGATCCTGCAACCGGAGCGAGTCGATCGCCAGCGTTCCGAACGGGAAGAAATAGAGCGTATATTCTGAATACGGAGATAAATTGAGATACTTTCCTCGTGCTGTCGCCTGCGGATGTTTGGGAATTGCGACAGAATAGGAGCCGCCGACTTTAGCGGAAAGCGGCTGTATCTGAGACGCCGACGCCGCAAAGCTCCACCATCCAACCGGGATAGTGCCGACGCCGGAGCCTGGAACCGAGCCGGCATCAACCGGAATCCAGAGACATGAGCTTATATACTGAGCCGGATTGATAAGCGCTTTTTGCAGCTCGTCCGAAAGCTCCGCTGTGTTGATATTCAACCAGAGATTGTCTCCGAGCATCGCTCCGACAAGCCCCTGAAACGCTGCTGGAGTGAAAGCATAATAGGAGATAGCGCCGGTCGAATTCGCGCCCCCGACAATGCCGACGATATAACACCCGCTCGTGCTGCCAAACGGCTCGCCGGATGCGGTGCCTTCGATGATCGTGCATTGACCTGTCGCAGGATATTCCGAGTCGATGATATATTCATCATAGGACGACGCCGAGCGCGTAACATATAGAGTCTGAGCGCCAATGTCGCTCTTCCAAGACGCCAAAACATCACACGCGAGCGAGGCATACCAGAACCCGCTGTCATAGCTCCATGAAGTGATAAAAAAGTACCGGTTGAGTTTGTTGATCTTAGCATAGTTATATGTTGGCGTTCCGGTGATGTTCAGAAGCTTCACAACCGGAGACAGAAGATTGAACCCTGTCTTGAATTCGCCGGTAAACTTATCTCCTGTGCCGGTAGGCTGTGCGGTCGAATTATCTTTCTTTGCAAATGTATAAAGATTGATGTCAAAAGTTGCCAATAGTATCACCGTCCTTTATAGGAATTTACCCCACCCGGATTGACGAGCGGGGCAAACCCTGTGTGATATAGAAAGGAGAGAAACGAAGAGAGCAGATCGTTTTGTGCAAGTTGCACATTATGTGAGGGTGAAAATGATACAATTTTCGGTATAATCCACAAAACTATCAAAGATCCAGTGGTACCAATAGTTTACATAACGGCCTCTCGCATTCAATGGCGTCGGAATGGAGCGCTCAACGCGACGATGAACACCAAGAGTCTCAACGTCAGTCAGCACCGCGAAAATGTCGCTCACAGTAACAGCCGCGCCCGCGGTGATTGCGCTTCCGTCTGTACCCATGTAAACCGGCGTGCCCTGAACTTCAAGCGGCGTGTCGATGCTCTGCCAATAGTTGACAAGCTCAATAGAACCGCCGAGCTTCAGATAGTCGTCGTGGAACGAACCGGAGAGCACACGAGCTTCCATCTGACGCAGATATGGAGCGTACATAAACAGAAGCTGTTTGTCATACGGAGTGTGACGCTGAATCTCTTTTCCGGTGACATTCAGGTGGAAAATCTGAGAACGTTCCGTCAATGCGTCGCGCATGGTCTGAATGACCGCATAAACCCATTTCATAAATGGCTCATAGTTCGCCGCTTGCATAATCGTCGTCGACGTATAACTTGTGCCCATAGTTGAGTTATAAAGAGTAAGAAGCGGTACAATCTGCGAAGTATTGTTCGCTGTCACAACCCCAGTAATCAGATTGCCAAGCGTGGCGCGGCTTGTGGCTTCCATTTTCTGCTCGTGCTTGTCAGAGATGTTCTGGAACATACCGCCGATGAATTCACCGAACTGCTCAGGGCCGCTAAACGCTGTGTTCAACTGCTCCTCGGTGCGGGTGATGAAGTCTGCAACAATGTTTCTTCCGTAGAAGTTGAGCTGAAGCGTTTTCGGTTTCCGAATGACATAATGGTCAATGCTCGTTCCGTCAGTCAGAGGATAACCGGAGTCATCCACAAAATCCTGATCGACAAAGTTAATTTTGCGCGTCATGTGACCCCATGCGGACGAGTCTTTTTCCATGCTTGCGAACTTGGCATAGTACGGACGCTGAGAAATGATCGTCTTGTCGATAACCTGAGAAATGCCGACGTTCAGCGGATCAACGCCCTGAAGCAAAGCCGCTTGTGCGATGTTGACGAAATTGTCATAGTTGATCGGGCCAATGGCGTTGCCTCCCTGCCCCTGCTTGATAACGTCATTGAGAATTGCCGCTACCTGTGTAAAAGAAAGAGTGTTTGCCATAAATATTATCTCCTTTTAAGTTGAAATTTCGGGATACGCGTCCATATCTGACGCAACAAATGTATTCTCACCAAATACTACAGTCAGATTTTCAACGTCAACCGACGCAATAACCGGATAGTAGAGTACACCGGCATTTTCGACCTTAAGTACAACGAGAAAATTGCCCTGTGCAGCGGTCGCAATATCACGAAAAGTGCGATCCAGTACGCCGTCTCCGTCGACTGTAACTATCATGAAATAATTACCAATTTCCATATTTTGTCATCCTTTCTTAGTTATAAGGCTGCCGAGTGCCTGTTCGGCAGTCATAGCAGGAACTGTTTCAACGCCGCGATTATTAATATTTGAGCGCTGGAGCTGTTCCGTCAGTTTTGTAATAGCTTGCTCAAGGCTTGCTATACGTTCGTCGTTTTGTCCCTGTGCCGGCTGCGGCGGCTGTTCCGTTTCCGTTTCTGCCGCTGTTTCCGGTTCTTCTTTATCTGCTCCGCTTGGAGTCTCTGTCGGGTTTTCTCCTGTTCCGAAAAGTGTATTGATTTCATCTTTCGTGTAACCTGCCCTTATAAGCTCCAAAACTTCCGTTGCGTTCATTTTATCCTCCTATTCTTCAATGATAATATTCAGTTCGACACCGTCATATTTCGATAAATCAACGTCAACTTTCAGAATTGATTTGTCGACAGTTTGAACAGGATTTTCAACAACCTGTTCCTGGCCGGCATCTCTGTCTCGCACAAGTGCGTTGACGATGCTTTGAACGGCTTGGTAATCATATCCCGCCATTTCTAAACGCGAGCGGCGTTCAAAGCCGTTTCCCCAAATACCGTCAAGGACCTCATGTGCAATTTCAACATTTGTTTTCATGTTCCCGCCAACCTCCCGAGTCTCGTTATGTACTCTCAGCATTATAATAAATGCTTGCGGCGCGTCCGACGCCGTGGCCCGGCTTCTGACCGTGGACTGTGGCCGCATTTATTAACTTGCCTGTGTATGTTGCCCTTGCTCTGGATAGGAGAGAGTATCAACAAGTTTTTGCATAACAATAGTGTTGTTCTGAAGAGCGCTTGTAATATTCTCCATTTCGCGCTTGTGTTCTAATCGGTCTGCCTCGCGCTGTGCGTTGTTGTTCTCGCGGTCTTCCTGGAGTTGCTTGAACATGATGACGCAGCAAATGATCGGAAAACCAAGAGAACCGATTGCGGAAATGATCGTCTGGACGTCCATATGTACCATCACCACCTCAAGGACATATACTTAAGTATATAATAACAAATAGTTACAAAAAATCAAGTGCAAGTTGTCATAATCGTCATATAGGTGACATAATTGAAAAAGTTACAGAGTGGTTACAAAAGTTACAAA